GAATATCTTCAAGTGGACCTTCTTTATCAACCAGTTCTATATGCCAAGGTGAATTTGAAATAGGAGAAGAAATGGCATTAACCATTGGATTCCAGTTATTCAAAGACAAATTAACTCTCTTATTTCTGTTATATTTGTTAATAGTCTTCTTATTCCAGAAATCACCAGAATATCTCTTAAGGTCATTAACTGCTCTTGTTATGGTTACATTATAACGAGCGTCACTCTTTGTAAGAAATTCTTTACATTGTTCTATAATATTATCCATTTGGACCTCTAAATTTAACAAATAATTAGTTTAACCCAGGATACCAAGGTGTTACTCTCTCAGCATCAAATTCAAATGGACCTAAAGCAGACCAATGAGTTGTACCATAGCTACCTGAACTACCCATAAATCCTTCCCATTTAGTAATCTTCCAAGTGAAACCTTCTACGAAAGTTAAATCTCTAGGCCAAGGTGTTTGGGTACCATCTTCAGCATCATATTCTTGTTTACTTCTTTCTACAGTATCAAGAACAGTAGTTGTACCGAAGAATAGATAAGTCGCCTTCTTTGGATTAACTTGTGGTTCATATTGAGTTCCACCGATGTATGAAGTCATCTTAAATCTAGTAAATACAGTTCCAACTGAGAAAGCATCAAAGGTACACATATAAACATTAGGATCTGTATGACCAGTATCACCTGTATATGGTTCAACCCAGTTATCAATCTTACCAAAGTAAGCAAAGTAGCGGGTATAAGTATCACCATAAGCCTTATAGTTGGTTGAATTATATGATAATGTTGTACTATTATGACCTGGGAAATTACCAGTATTGTTCTTATATTCATAAGTATTGAAATTATCATATACAGTACAATATCCACGGTTAATTGCTATTGGAGTAGCTGATAAACCAGTATTACCAATTATATTTAAATTTCTAGCAAGCCAGTTAGCTGCATAATGACCGTTGTTTGGGTCAGTTATACCTAATATAATTTGACCAGATACAAAGTTATCTTTAATGTTACCACCAACATATCTTGTACAAGGTAAATAACCTTGAATTGTCATATCTTCTTGATAGTTAGGAACATTAATTAAATCACCTTCTACACCATAGATAGCAAATAAGTTACTAATATTACAATCTTTAATATCTGTGTAACCAACTGCTATAGGTGAAGTAATACTAGTGCTGTAGAAATAACCATTTGTAGCATCTACTGGTGCTGTCAATGTACAATTATTAGCTCCGAAACTATCATATACACCAATAACACCGGATATTGAACAATCCTTGAAATTAGCGGCGGTTACAGCATTAGCAAAGTCAGTTGGCATTTCTGCTAAATCAATAGTAGAATTAGTAGCAGTAATAGAATCTTTACTACCGATTGATAATTTAACATTTGAGTCCTTAACAACAACAGCCATATTAGCTGGAATATCATACCAACCAATACAGTTATCAAACATTATAGTAGTTTGATTTGGAAGCTTTGTAATATTAACTTTATTAGCAACAAGATTCTTCAAATTACTGACATAGATAGTATCACCCAAGAGTTTATTACCAACATAGCTTTCATAAGGTTTACCAACATTTGGGAAATCTCTATAATCAAAGAAATGGTTACCATCACTTGTACATCTAATTTGTTTATACAACCACATAGAGTTACGGAAATCATCTGGGTCAATCTGACAATTTACACAGAGATTAACAAGTGATACTGTATAATCACCATCAAGAATAAACATTCTTTCATTTAACTTACAATTATTGAAAGTATTATTAATTCCATTTACATTATCAGAACCAATATTTCCATTATCTTCAAATGAACAGTGGGTGAAGTTATAACCATAACAAGGTGAATATTGAACATCAATATGAGCATCTTGCCAGTTAGACTGATTTGTATAAGCATCTAAGACTACATTCTTATAACCAGTATATGATTTAGCACCCCAAGAAGTCTTAACATTCTTGGCTATAACATTTGTATTATGTTGAACAAAGTTAGGTGTATCATTCCATTCACCTTCAATAGTATTATTACCTAAGTCATAGAAACGAGTACCATCTGATACATCAATAAATTCTGAATGAACATTTAGGTTTGTAAATTTGAACCAACGATAATCTTCAGAACCATTAAAGAAAGGTCTAATAGATTTCTTATTACAGTATTCAAAGCACTTAATAATACCATAAGTTTGGTCACCAGTATTATATGAATTAGCTGGGAATACACCAAAGTGACGAGTATCGCAGTGTTCAGTTGGTTGTACCATTATCCATCTACCAGTAATTTCACCTTCATATTTAATAACAGAACCATCATCATCTGCTTCTGTAGATTCAGCATCCCAATAATAGTTAATTGGTTCTTTATCACCTTGATTATAATAACCAAGTAGGGTAATAACTTTCATACCATTAACTAAAGGAACATCTTCAACATTTAAATTACGAAGACCTTCAATTGTTGGTACACAAGTAGTACCAGTACTATCAATTACTCTACTCATAGAGTTCTGATTCTCAATAGTATATTGAAGAGCCCATTTAGAAACATCTGATGTATCAATATTAAGTTGAGTATTCCAGATACCGTTACCAACATAAGAATAGAAATAAGCAACAACATCAACATCAACAAAGACTTGATATTGAGTTCTACCATAGATATCTGTTAATATAGGATTAGATAAAGAAGTACCATCACTATTGTAAATAGGAGCAACTGTATTACCATCCTTTACCATAAACTGAACACAGCCATGTAAAGGATTTCCTTTGTTATCTAAATATCTGTTCCAAGAATCATAATTACGCATTAAATTATCTCTCCCAAGGATATCTGTGCTTTGGTTTATTTACTTCTAGTTTATTTAATATATCCCAATTATATTGATTATCTTTATACCATTCATCATAAGCTTTATTGATTAATGGGTCATTAGTGTTTGGTCTTTCATTGATTGAGAATGTAGGACCATAAGTTCTCTTAAGTTCATCAATAACTTTATCTTCATTATAATCAGGTTTATATTCATACCAAGTAGAAGGTACAACATCACCACGAATACCACTTCTAGCAAATTTACGAGTACTCAAATTCAATCCAGTTTCAAGCAAATTAGCAATTATACCACCTTTATCTTGTAATGCTTGGTATTCAGCTAATTGTGAAGCATTTACTGGTTGGTATCTAAGATCAACTGAACCATTATTAAATACTGGAACTTCAGGTTGATTTGCTTTCAATTCAATAGAAGGTAATTCTTTCATCTGTAAGTCTATTGATGTTGGTAATGGTTGACCACTATGACGAGCATCTATAAACTTATAAATTTCATTCTTAATTGTAGGATTGTCAGTAGAATTAGCGAACTTTAATAATTCTTCAGTTGTGTATTTATTCATATCACCCAGTTCCTCAATTATAGCTTTATCTCTTGCTGCTGCTTTAGTAACCAGTTTATCATCTTTAGCACTAGCAATATTCTCTAATTGTTTGAATAATTTAGTATCACCAGCTTTATTAAAGATTCTTTCCAAAGCACCTTTAGCATATCTCAATCCCAATTTAGCAGGTCTTTCAGCTATATCTGGTATAACAGCAGAACCATAATCTAATAATGTTTCAGTAGAAGGGATATAACTTGGTTTCTCTTCACCTATATCATATCTTTGATACTGTCTAATCATTGGACCTGCTAATGATAATGGAAATGGAGCAAAGTCAGCGGCACCAGCTATCTTACCAGCTGCTTCATGCCATTTAGCATTATCAATGTCACCTTGAATATAAGCTTTACGAGCATATTCATTTGCTATAGGTGTATTGTAATAAGATTTAGCATCAGCTCTTTGGGCTTCATTTCTAGCTTTATCTATTTCTGCCCATCTATCTTCATTGTATTTCTGTACAGCTTTAGTTTGTTCTTCTCGCATATTATAATATTTCTTTAAATCTTCTTTAGAAATATCATAAGCATTAGTTAATTGTGTCATTCTTTCAGGTGTAATATCATCTATATTACTATATGTGTTATAAATGCTCTCCATAGCAGACTTATTGGATTTCAATAAATCTTCTATCTTGAAGTTTCTATTCCACTTAGGATCTGTTTCCAAAGTTTCTCTGTTTCTGACAAGAAATGCAGCTTTATCTTCAGCTTCATCAAAGTTAGTAGCTGTATCTACACCATATTCATTTAATAGATAATTATATATCTTATTAATTGTGGTTTGACTTAATTGTTTATTCTGCATTTACACCCCGATTATTTAAGGACTGGCTTTGGTTTATTTCCTTTGCCTTTGCCTTTAAAGTAGGTCTTATTACCTTTACCATTTCTTTGAGCGTATCTATTATTAACTGAACCTTCTACAGTCCAACCCAAATCAACTAGTAAATCAGATAATACACCTGTTCTAGCATAAGCATCTAAATCCGCCTTTACTTGTGCGGCATTATTATCATATTTCTGACGTTTCTTAAGTGATTTATTTAACTGTGCCAATCTCTTAGCACCTTCATCAGTAGTAGCATATCTCTTTAAACTACCAATAGCTTCATTAAGTTCATCCTGTGTATAAGAATCATCATAATCACCGTAAGCAGCTAACAAATATGACTGTGACTCAGTAGGGTTCCAAGTTTCTTTAACAGTAATTGCTGTGCCAAGTTCAGGGTATTGTTTATAAATGGAATTAATCTTCAAATCATATTCTTTAGTGTTACCACCAACTCTAGCAACTTCCTCTCTCTTTGCCTTTAGCAAATCAAGTTCAAGTTCTTTGTTATCAAGAGTTCTCTTTCTATCATAAGAAGCTTGAGCTTCTTTACCAGCTAAAGAAATTTCTTGAGCATTGAGCATTTGCTCTTTCTGTAATTTGTCTTGTTGTGCTTGTTCCATCAACAATTTCTGATATGCTGCGGCTTCAGCATCTTCTTTATCAAATCCAGCTCTATTACCTTCTACAACATAATCCCATATACTTGTATATTTGTGATTCTTATATGGATTACTGTATGATTCTTGTAATTTCTTCTGGTATGCTTCTTTCTCGGCAATTTGTGCCTTTAATTGTTCTATTCTAGCTTCAATATCCATTAGCGACCTCTACGATAATAACCATTCATAGATATACTGTATGGGTTATATTCTCTTTCTTCATTAGGAATATAATCTTCCATTATACCATAAGTAGGTCTATAACCAAGTGGTACAGAGTTCTGTTGTGCTACATCAGCATAATTTGGTTCATAAATTAATGAACCTCTTGTATATGGATTAGCTTCAGCAGGTATATATCCTTTCATCAATTCTGCAGCACGAATTGCTTCAGGTGATACAGAATTTGAATTATATCCAATCATTTCTTTAGCAGCTACTTCTCTCTGTTTCTCTATTTCTTCTTGCTGTTTCTGTATTTCTTCTAGTTGCTTAAGTTCGGCTTTATCTTCATCTACTGTTGTAGCAGAATCTCCACCATAACTATCAGCTGAAGCCATAATACCGCGACCAAACATATTACCTACATTCTTTACGGTATCGCCCCATAGTTTACCCTGTCTTTCTTGATAAGCAGCTTTACGAGCAGCCGTTTCAGCTCTATCCTTGAGAGCTGCTATTAACATTGCACCATAATTTATGTTATCTCTATTATAAATTCCAGCCATAATTCCTCCAATTAATATAGACCAGCAAGGGCTGTGTCATAAGCAGCTTTAGAATTTAACCTATCTTGTTGTGCTTTCATTATATCACTCTGTCTAGCGTCCATTGTGTTATAGTAATCACTAGCCAAATTACCTTGTAATCCCAACTTATACTGTGTAGCAGAGTTCAAAGCATTCAATCTAGCTTGGTTATTAGCAATTCTATCTTGATACTGTTGATAAGCAAACTGTCTGTCTTGTGTATAATCCTGCATAGCAGTTCTATACAATTCATCGGATTTCTCACTAACACCTTTAGCGATATTAAGAGCAGCACCGGTCCCTCTACCAAGACCGGCTCCAGCTGCACTATGTTGTAATGAATTAGCTGTATCACCAATTATACGGCTATAATAAGGATTAATGAAATCTTCTTTAGTCTTATCATAAGAGAAATCACCTACATCAGCAGCATAATCTTCAGGATTATAACTAGCTATTGCTTGTTTATAAGCATTAACATCTTGAGCTGAACCAAGTGAACCTCTCCTATTGTAATAAGATTCAATTCCACTTATTAAGTGGTTATATTCAGTCTGTGTAAGAGCACCATTCTGAAGCATTTGCTGTGCAGCTTCTTTCTTAGCATTTAATTCGGCTTCTGCAGCTTCATTAGCATAATGTGACTGTATAGCAGAGCCAGCTATTGTACCAGCAGCTGCAATACCAGCAGCAATTAAAGGAATCATTTACAAACCTCCATATTCATTTGAATAATAATTAGTTCCAGGCTTTCAACACTAGAACACCAAATCCATTTACATCCTTTGCTAATTTACAAGTTAGTTTACTATCTTTAATATCAATTATAGTGCCATTAGATAGCTGTACAAAGCCATCATAAACGGATGGTAATTGATAATCATTAAAGATAGCTCCATTATATAAATTAACAAATAATAGATTCTTGATAACTGTGAAAGCACCATATTTCTCTCCTCTCTGTCCCCAAGAACCTTTAAGAGCTTCTATGTTCTGGTTGGACGAGTCATAACGAATTAATTTAATATCAGTCATATTTATTCCTCATTAGAAGTTTGAACAAGGTGAGAATGATACTTTCAAATTCTCTATACAGAATGGAATCTTCTCTGTTGTAGAGATTTCCAATGTGAAATAAGTACCCATTCCACAATGCCAGATAGTTGTTGAATAATCATAATTACCAATCTTACCAAGATAGTAATCTTCATAGTCAGACCAAGTAGAACCATCCCAAGAATATCTAATAGAAACTCTTGGATTAAAGTCAGGATAATAATGGTCATGAATAACTCTTTCTTTATCCTTTAAACTATGTTGTCCTTGGTTACAAATTAATTCAGCACTATCAATGAAGAAAGGTTGGTCATTATTGGTTAATACTCCACCTCTACGAAGTTTCAATATTACTCTATCATCGTGTTCACTGAATCTATTCTCATCCATATAACAGAGAGCATTATCTGTACCAACATAGACTTTATTATAAGCAAATGTAGCGTGATTATATCTCCAATAAGTCAAATTATTGGAAGTATCATAAGATGCTCTATAATGCCAAGCATTCTCATTTACATCATAAACATAAGTCTTCTTTGCTTTCTCAAAGGTTAATGAATAGAATGTATGTTGATGTTCTTGCCAAATAGAAGAATAACCAGCTTCATTATCTTCAAGTTGAGAAATTTCTCTTTCAATATCTTGGGTAGAAACTCTCTTAATAGTAGTATCAGATATCATAAAGATACCATCTTCACCAACATCGGAAGAGCCGTGCCATAATACAGTATTTCCAAGCATTGATAATGAATTAGGTGATTTAATACCAACATTACCAGCTGCATTATCTGGTGAAGAGAATGGGTTATTGATATCATCATTATAAGAGAATACTTGCCAACTTCTTTCACCAAAGGTATATAATTTAGAACCATTTGAACAAAGAGCTGTTGTATTATCTGGGCACCATTCAGAATATGTTACGAAGCCATATTTACCAAATTGAACTGTACCAACTCTAAACAAGTCATTTACTTCTGGTGTATCATCAGCTGTACCAGTAATAAAGTCTTTATATTGAGTATAATAAGAATCTTGTATATTTCCAGCTTGATAATCTAATTTCTGTTGGTCGGTTAGAGTAGTCCACCAAGTTACAAATTGACTTCTTTCTTCATAGAAGCTATATGGTTCACTGTCCTGTATTTCAAATGGATATTGATAAGATGTATAGAAAGCATCTGTTTGAGCGTCATTAACAATTAAATAACCATACAAATAAGCACAGTGGGTTGGTTTAATTTGTTGGTTAGAATTAACTCTTGTTGGTAATTTAATTGTCTTGAAGTCCATTTGCTGGTCACCAATAGATAGACCAGTATTAACAGCATATACAGATGTTCCATCTACAATAATCAAGTGTGGGTGAGCAGAACCATAACCACCTGTTTCAGTCATGTGGCATTCTGTACCGTGAGAAGGAATATTACCAATCCAGTTTACTTCATTATGTTTATTGATTAGATATAAAGAATGATGGAAGACTGCATAGAGAACCGGTTTATTATCATAACCTCTAGAAACTCTATACATTCCTCTACATTTACCTTTAATATTAGCAGCTAACACCTCACCTTGTATGGACCTATTTAGAATAGTACAAGATGTATCACCCTGTTCTTGAACTTCAGGATACATATTAACAGACTCTCCTAATCCGGACTTTAGCAAGATTGGACTTAGTTATACCTCCAGCAACATTAGATACTAACTTTACAGAACTAGCCATTATCTATCTCCCATCTACATTGTTTATTGTGTTTACTGTACCAATTAAGTTCAGTTAAATACTGTCTTCTATTGTGTCCAGACCCATAACCAAAGTGTTCCATATATTTCTTTCCAAATTCTGATATAGGTTTACGAACAATAGGTTTATTATTTCTAGCTTTAGCTTGCTTTATATGTTCAATATGTTCTTTAGTTCTTGGTGGTTTAGGTTTACCCTTTAAACTTTCACTGATGTGCTTCTTATGTTCTTCTGTTATAACTTGTAAAGCTCGTTTAGCTTTAATCAGTTCTCTAGTTTCATAGGTATGTTTCATTCCACTAAACTCACCCTTTAGCAATCGTTTAACAGCAAAGCCCATCTTTGATTTAAGTTCAGGTCTAATGGCACATAACATAGAAAGTTTATGAACTTTAATATGGTCTTCATAAGTTAGTAATACTAGATTATCTTTACTATTATCAACTTCCTGACCATTCATCTTAAACCAACATTTAGGTATAATGTGGTGTTTATGCCCTTTAATAGGTGGATTAAGACGAGCATTATTGATAATGTTCATCATAGCAACAAAGTGCTGGTTGTATTTAAATACTTCTAATATGTTCATAATATATTTATTAGTTCCTAAACAGCCAGTCTCCATCCAACAATTCAGCTTGTGTCATTCTTCTAGGTGAACTCCAGTAATCATCGCGTAGCAATATTCTGTCGCTAGCAGCTGGAGTCTTTACATTATCAACTAGAACAGATACTTCTGTTTGTAATCTAGACATTTGAGCATCATCTAATCTTGGGTACATTAAAGCCAACTTATGAGCTAATGCTACAATAAGAAGTTCAATATAATTATCTGGTACATATAAATCGGTATCTAAATCAAATTTAATACCTTCATTATAATTAATCTTCAATCTACCATTATTTCTAGCGACCTGAGGTTTAATTTCAATTAACCATTCACCTTCAGATTTCTGTGTATAAGTAAATGCTTTAGAATATGGACTATATCTACCGAAATCAGTATGATTAACATAATCCAATTTAAACATTTCTTTATATTCTACATTAGCTGGTGATATCAAGTAAATAGAATTAATCTTATCTAAGTCTCTAACTTGATAATGATACATTTCTTGATAACGGAGCATTTCTTGTACTCTTTGTGAATCATTTAATTCAACCGGTTGCCAAACATAAGCTTCTTGAGCTATAAGTGGTTTAATGACTTTATAGATTACATTAGGTGAAGATTTAACCAAAGCTAAAGCATTATTCTGATACATTTCTGCATCTGGTGTACCAAGTTGTTCAACTGTATCATAATAATAATTGTAATCACCTTTCAAGGTATCGTATTCATCAAAGATATGGATTAATGATTTATTATCCAATAGTAATGAGTTCTGTGTCCAAGATAGTAAATTATCTTTATTATACTTATCAACTACACCTTTAAGCAATCTAAAGGCATTCTCTAATATATCACCTGGAACGGCCTGTTTACGGGGCACAAGATTGATTCTTGTACAACTTTCCTTTATTATATCACGGATAGATAACATCTATAACCTCCAATTTAATACAATAATTAGTTGTCGGTATTTAAAGAATCCATTAATTCACATAGTTCTTTGAGTCTTTCTATGCGTTCTTTCCAGTTATTTCTATGTTGAGCATCGCCCCAAAGGAAGTGTAAGACGGAATGAGACATTGAATTTAAACCAACAAAGTGACTATCATCTGAAATATCTGAATAATGCTTTGGGTCTTCATCTAGGTGGTGAAGATTAAAGCCGCTTTGTTAAAGGAGAACCAGTTACAGGGTCTTTCTTCTGTTTCTTCTTTATAGTGTTTCTAAATGTTTGCCATTCTTTAGAACGTCTAAAGGTTACTTTAGGGTCACTTGGTTTCTTTGATTTCTTCTTTGTTACTTTCTTCATATTCCTTTCTCAACTTTATACAAGATTCAGCATTTATACAATCATATTCTTCTCTAGTCATTATATCTTTAAAGAATATATCATATACTTTATCAGTATTACAGATAAGTGGTCGGTTCTCATATATATCGCATTTATTATTCTTAGTTAGATGTTTACAACAACAATCACCTCTATCTAAAGATGGGTCAAGTAAACCAATCTTTCTACAACAATAAGCTTTACAATTCTTACACTTTATCATAAATTCAAATAAGCCAAATATTTAGAAGCTATTTCTCCAGCGTGTTTATTATCGTAAACATCAGTATTATTATGTTTCATAGCATAAACAGCTAAAGCTAAAGCATCTGAATGGTCAGGAGAATGACCAATATTCTTCTTAATTAACTCCTTAGGAACAAGTGCTTGTAAACCTTTAGTATTAATGGTAACTTGTTGAGCTAGAATTTCTTCTCTAATATTACTATCTTCAACATAGAAGCCATTCTTAATTTCTGATGCTAAATCCAAATACATTTCAGTTCTAGCATTAGGATATTTATCAGAATATGGTTTCTGTGCGAAGTTAACACCCATAATATCAATATTCTTGGCTTTGAGAGTATCTAATACACCTAGAGAATAGCCACCGGTAGCATCAGCACAAGCTGATTTAATTTGATATTTGTTATAGTAATCATTAATAAGAGCAGCTTTAGTAAATGTATCAGCTTCTAATAGTTCTTTATATTCAACTATACCATATTTGTCAATTACCATAATAACATCTTTATCAGCACCTAGACCAGAAGCATCATAACCTAGATAATATTCATTACTATTACCTTGTCTTGTGGTACTGAATTGGTTTCTAAAGACAATTTGTGAAGCTACATCACAATCAACAATTTCACCTAATACTTGTTGTTTATAAAGATTAGTTCCTTCAACATATCTTTCTTTGAGTTCTTCTTTATAAGATGGTAGAATAAATCTATTATCTAAAGTTGAAGCGTGAATAACTTTATCTGGATATTTCTTTACAAGTTCACCAAACCAATTCTGTACTTTGGCTAATGAATTTGGTGAAGAAATTAAACGAACCATATTTGGATATTTACCGCCTCTCATACGGTCTCGGCAGAAGTTATACATTAATTCAGGAGCATAAGCAGCTTCATCAATGGCAAGTAGTGATATTTCAGACAAACCAAGCACAGCATTTGGGTTCTCACCAGAATAAGCAAATAGAGCTGAACCATTAGGAAAGTGTATTTCCATTCTACCTCTATTATAATCATAAGGAACTTTAGCCCATTCACAGAAACATCTAATTTCTTGAATTAATACTTTCTCTAAAGCTCTAAATGATTGAGCTACAATAATACCTCTAATACCTGGTTTCTTACAACATTGTAAGACAATCCAGATAGCAAGAGCAGCTGATTTACCACTAGCAACACCACAACAAGCTACAGCTAATTCATCATCAAATCTATTTAAGATGAAATCACCTTGCCAAGTAGATAGTTCTGGTTTACCTTCATTCCATTTACTCGTATCCATATTATGCTACTACAAACTCCAAATTAATACCTTGATTAGTTGTTGCTTTAACAGATGTTTGTTTCTCGTCTTTCTTCCATCTATCTTTATCTCTGCGCTCTAGAATATCAAGATATTGTTTACATCTATTATCAGTTAATAATTTCATAGTTAAATATGTTCTAACTTCTACAAGTTTAGTCTTATACCATTCATCATTAATTGGTTCAATAATACTTCCAACCGGTAAATATTTGAATACAAGACGAGCGAAATCGTCTTTATTATCAGTTGATATTAAACCAACTGTTAATGTAACATTATATTCTGGTACATTAAGAATAGTTCCATTCTTTGTTATAGAAGTATATAATGTTATATGATTAAAGTTCTGTTCAAGCCAGTCATTTATAGTCATTGTTTATTCCTCCAACAATTTAACACAAATCCTTGAATTTATATCAGCATTAAGATGTTGTTCAGCTATCATTCTTAATACTTTACCATCATTAGGATTGTATTTCAATAATTCGTTCTTTAATTTGTCTACTGTATCAATAGGGTCATAACCTCTTCCTGTGAAATTTGTATAAGCATAAGAGAAGAAATCTCTTGGTATAATATAACCACAACCAGTATTTGAATTTAATGTTCTATTATCCCAGGATATTACACATTTACCAGAAGCCATTCCTACCATAGCTGATCTTCCAATTCCAACAACTATATCGGAATCTTTAATTAAATCTTCTACATTCCATATTCTATTATTCACTTCTTTAGGAACAGATTTAAATTCATAATTTAATTCATTACAAGCTTGTTCAAGTAAAGAATCATTACCCTGACAAATGGATAATACTCTTGGAACTTTGTGTAATTCATCATTATTTGGTTTATATCTTTCCAAATCAATACCATTTAACATTACAGGAACATTCATATTAAATTCTTCTTTAACGAAGTCTTGTATTTCTTTAGATACAGCGATATAAGCTTTACAATTTGGTACAGGATGTTCAAATGTAGTGAATTTACTATTCAATAATTGAAGAACTTTACATTTGTTTAGAAAGAACATAGTAGCTGTTTGTTGACAAGTAATAGCCATATCTACTGGTTGACCAAGATACATTTGAACATTATTCTTCTTAAACCATTCTTCGGTCATTGAATGTTTACCAAAGTCAGTTGACCAATAATATACAGTATAACCTTGTCTTAATAAAGCAGCTGCCATATCAACTAGCAATGTTGTTGTACCACCTAGAAATTCAAATTTATCTTGACCAAGCACTATGGATTTCATTTAATTAACCTCTATTATTCTTTCTCATTTCAAATATTTCTCTTCTATCATCATCAGAAATAGCTTCGGATTTAATATTAAGTTTCTTCTCTAGTTTCTCAATTTCTTTCTGCATAATAGCAAGAGTTA